TCGCCATCGCGCGGGCGCGTGAGGTTGGATACGATGCTATTGCGGCTGAGTGCTTGGCCATAGCAAACAGCCCAGTCGAAGGTATTGAAACAACGACTAAGGCTGACGGCACCATTGAAACTAAGGCTGGCGACATGCTCGGCCATCGCAAGCTACAAATTGAAACCCGTCTTAAGCTCTTAGCCAAGTGGGACCCAAAACGCTACGGCGACAAGATCCAGCAGGAGATTTCGGGTGAACTCACCATGGTCGGCATGTCTGAGAAGATGCGCGCGCGCAAGGCCAAGCAGTGACAGAGGACGATATCGATTTTGCGCTGGAGCACGCCGCCGACCCGCTTGGATGGGTGCGGGCAGCATATCCATGGGGTGAGGCTGGCACGCCTTTGGAGCACCAGGCTGGCCCGCGTACCTGGCAGGCTGAAACGCTAAATGACATTGGTACGCACCTGTCTGACCCCGCCACCAGGCAGCAACCACTGCGTATAGCCATTGCGTCAGGCCACGGGATTGGCAAGTCGGCCCTGATTGGCATGATCTGCGAATGGGGCCTGTCCACATGCCCAAACACGCGTATCGTGGTGACAGCCAACACCGATGGGCAGCTAAAGACAAAAACCATGCCAGAAATTGGCAAGTGGTTCCGTATGGCAGAGAACGCCAGTTGGTGGAAGCCGACCGCTACATCCATCTACTCCAACGACACGACGGCAGAAAAGTCCTGGCGCTTGGATGCCACGCCATGGAGCGAGAACAACACAGAGGCCTTTGCCGGTCTGCACAACCAGGGCAGCCGCATCATCATGATCATGGATGAGGGCTCCGCCATTGCTGACAAGGTGTGGGAAGTCGCAGAGGGCGTACTGACCGACGAGAACACCGAGATCATCTGGTTGGTGTTTGGGAACCCAACGCGCAACACGGGCCGGTTCCGCGAGTGCTTCCGGCGTGATCGTCACCTGTGGAAGACACGCCAGATCGACAGCCGCACGGTAGAGGGCACAAACAAGGCCGCGCTGGCCGAGATGATTGCCACCTACGGCGAGGATTCCGACTTCGCCAAGGTGCGCATTCGTGGCATGTTCCCAAGCATGTCGGTCAGCCAGTTCATCGGCACGGATGACGTGGACAAGGCTCGGGCGGTGCATCTCCATGAGAGTCAGTACGAGTTCGCGCCCGTGATCCTGACCTGTGATCCTGCATGGCAGGGTGACGACGAGTTGGTGATTGGCAAGCGCCAGGGCCTGCGCTTTGACATTCTCTACACCGTGCCGAAGAACGATAACGATATGGTGATTGCCGACAAGTTGGCCCGTTTGGAGGTGGAGCACAAGGCTGACGCGGTCTTCATAGATGCAGGCTACGGCACTGGCATCTATTCGGCTGGCAAGACCATGGGCCGCACCTGGCAGCTTGTGTTCTTCGCCGAAGCCAGCGCAGACATCGGGTGCATCAACAAGCGAGCAGAGATGTGGAAGGGCGCGCGCGACTGGCTCAAGCAAGGTGGGGCTATCAATCCGCAGGACAACGTGCTGTACCAGGATCTGATCGGTCCGGAAACCGTATTCCGTGCGGACGGGAAGATCCAGCTGGAAAGCAAGAAGGATATGAAGGCTCGGGGCTTGCCGTCGCCTGGCCGTGGTGATGCGCTTGCGCTCTCGTTTGCATATCCGGTGTCCAAGGCTGGGATACATAAGAGTCCGCCGCGCTCCCACAATCCGTTCACTTTCAAACGATAGCCGACTGCGGGTCGGCCAAAAGGGACCGATCCATGGGAATTGAAACAGCGCTTATCGGTGCTGGTCTGTCGGCAGCTACAGCTAGCGCCGTCAGTACCGGATTGATCACGGCTGGTATTGGCGCGGTGGCTTCTAAAGTTCTGGCCCCAAAAGCACCCAAAGCTCCGACCGTAGCACCACTCACGCAGGCTGATCGACCGCAAGAAGCCAATACCGTAGACCGAGCGGCCTTGCTGAATAAAAATGCATCGGCTGCTAGTGCGGCTGGTGCGCTGTCTGGTAATTCCAGCACGCTCCTGACGGGTAGCACAGGCGTGGCCACAGGTGGATTGAACCTCGGCACCTCGACTTTATTGGGTCAGTGATGAATCTCACGACACGTGAAGCCGTAACGCGCCGCCTGGCTGCGCTCAAGTTGGAGCGTTCCAGTTGGATGAGCCAATGGAAGGAGATCAATTCCGTTCTGTTGCCGCGTACTGGCCGATTCTTTTCTACCGACGAGAACAAAGGCGAGCGCAAAGAAGACATCCTTGACGACACCGCAACTGCTGCGCTGACGACGCTTGGCGCGGGTATGCAGTACGGCCAGACCAGCCCAGCCCGCCCATGGGTGCGCATTGAAACCGCCGACCCTGATTTGATGGAGAGCGCAGAGGTCAGCCTGTGGTGCGACAAGGTCACGCGCCTGATCCTCATGGTGTTCGCCCGTTCGAACACCTATAACACGCTGCATTCCATGTATGAGGAACTGGGGGCGTATGGCGTGGCTGCGTCCATCGTGTTGCCAGACTTTGATAACGTGATCCACCACACGCCGCTGACCATCGGTGAATACACGCTTGGCACGAACTCGAAGAACCAGGTGGATAGCCTGGGACGTGAATTGCAGATGACAGTGGGCCAGATCGTGGAGAAGTACGTGGCAGGCGGGCCGCCACTGAAAGCCAAATCCGGGTCTTGGGATTGGTCCAAGGTCTCGCCCAGCGTGAAAAACCTATGGGACCAAAACAACGTAGACGGATGGGTGCGTGTCCAGCAGTTGATTGAACCACGCAGGCATATGGATGCGGGCAAACTCGACGCAAAGAATATGCCCTGGCGTAATGTCGTGATCGAGGAAGGTTCGAACAGCGACCTGGTGATGCATGAAGGCGGGTTCCTCAAGTTCCCGGTGATTGCACCGCGCTGGCATGTGTCCGGCAACGACATTTACGGCTCCAACTGCCCTGGTATGCGTGCCCTTGGAGGCATCAAGCAATTGCAGTTTGAGCACATGCGTAAGGCCCAGGCCATTGACTTCCAGGTCAATCCTCCGCTCATGCTGCCATCCAGCATGAAGAACCAGGCAACCGACTTCTTGCCTGGCGGTATCAGTTACTACGACCCGAGCGGCACAAACAACGCCAAAACGCTGAGCGCGTTCGAGGTGCGGCTGGATCTGCAGGCCCTGCTGGTTGATATCCAGGACGTGCGCAGCTTGATCAACACTGCGTTTTATGCAGACATCTTTTTGATGATGGACCGCATGCAGGGCATCCAGCCCCGCAATCAGCGCGAGGTCGAGGAGCGCCACGAAGAAAAGCTTTTGATGCTTGGCCCCGTGGTGGAGCGCCAGCAGAACGAATGCCTCGGCCCGTTGATCGAAATTGCTTTTGACAATCTGGAGCGTGCCGGTGCACTGCCACCGATCCCTGAGCACCTCAAGGGCCATGACCTAGACTTCAAATACACCTCTGTACTGGCCCAGGCTCAACGTCGGGCCTCTATGGCTGGGGTGGACCGTATTCTGGGTGCTGTTGGATCTATCGCCGCAGCCAAGCAAGACCCCAGCGTCTGGGACAAGGTAGATACCGACGTGATCATCGACAAGGCAGCCGGGTACGAAGGTGTTGACGCTGAGATGATTCGCGGAAAAGAAGACGTGCAGAAGATTCGCGAAGCCCGCGCCGAAGCCCAGCAAGCCCAGCAAAAGGCCGCAGCCGATCAGCAAGCCGCTGAGACGGCAAAGACATTGGCTCAGGCACCAATGACCACCGACAACGCTCTAACCAACATTGTGCGCGGGTTCGCCACGCAGTAAGGAACAACCATGTCCAAGAAATCCATCATCCTTCACGAAGACACTGGCGTGCTACGCAACCAGGTGCGCCGCAGCCAGGGAGCGCAATCGCTGCTTACCATTGATGATGAAACCGGCGCGTTGTCGCTGTTTGATGGGACATCTACGGTGGATGTGGGTGGGAATTCCACGCCCGCACCTGGCACCACGGTGACCGCAACCGGCACTTTGCCCGCCAGTTCTCTAGGCACTATTACCCCAGTCAACGCAGCAAGCGCAACAGTTCAGACGCTGCCACCCGCTGCAGCCGCGTGGGCATCCAACCCTTACGGCCTGGTCGTGCTATCCATCAAGGGGGCAGGCATCCCGACTTTTGCAGCAGGCGCGGGTGACACATTGCGGGCCACGTCGGGCATTGCCGGTGGCGTTCAGTACGGCATGATTGCTGCGCAAATCGTCAGCGCCACGGAATGGGCCCTGGCATGAGGGTAGAACAGTGGCTCCGGCGAGCCTATCGCCGCAGCGGCAGCGCCCTGCCTATTTCTACATACGATGCCATCGTCTACGGCGCAAACATCGGGGGCATTTTCTACGCCATGAAAATGGCCGATGCTGGCAAGACCGTACTGGTCCTGAATGACTACCCAGCAAATCGTCTTTACGGGATGATGATGGGCATCATGCACACTGATGTGGACACCGGAAACGGCAAAGGTGTTGTGCGCGGACTGGGCGATGAACTGTACCGCCGAGTGGCCGGGATGTACTCGGGCGGTGTGGGCGTGCGGCAAGAGAGCTTTCTTGGGGGCACCAGCTATGGAGCCCGCCCGGACTTCGTGAAGGCCGCACTCGATGCGATGCTGTTGATAGGCAATCGCCCGACGAACATCACGTTCCGGCATGATGAGCCGATCCTCGTTGCCGACAAAGTAGGCACACGCATTCAAGGGGTTCGCACAGCCCTGGGCGACTACCGGGCACGCATGTTCTTGGACAGCACGTACCACGGTGACCTTGTCAACGCTGCTGGCGTAAGTGTCTTTGTTGGCCGCGAAGCAAACGCAACTTACGGCGAAACACAAGCGGGTATCCGCTCCCCTACAAACACGTTCAGCACTGCGGTCAGCCCTTACGTGACCCCCGGAGATGCTGGCAGTGGCTTGCTCTACGGTATCAGCAACGAGGCTTACGGCACTGTGGGCGATGCTAGTCCAAAGGTTATGGCTATCGCATACCGGACATGGGACAACTCGACATCCAACACCCTGAGCCCCATCCCCGCGAACTACGACGCAAGCCGATATTTGCTTGCAAAACGCAACATTCTGGCCAAGGGCTTTACTCTGTTTAGTCAAGTTGTCACGACATACCTGCTGCAAGGTTCCGGCTCCGATGTCAATACCAATGGTGCTGGCGATGCTGGTGCGGGGCAGGCGTTTAACTACGACGGACCGGAAACCACCGAGTATGTGACGGCCACCCCGGCGCGGCGAAAGGAAATTGAAAAGCTGATCATGGAGTATCAGCTTGGCTATCTTTACTGGCTGCGCACGGATACTGATCTGCCTTCGGCTATTCGAACCAGTGCGGCCGGTTTGCGGTTGATGAACACCACACTCTGGCCCGACACCCCGGACTACCCAGGTTGGCCTGCAAATCTCTACGTGCGCCAAGGGCGCGGGATGGTCGGTGATGCGGTTTTGCGTCAGCAAGATGCTACGGTTGCCGGGGCTGTATGGCCTGCGGTTAATCCATATGAGGACATTCAGGTAGCGCGCATCATCTACGCTGGTGACCGCCACTGGTCGCGCACATTGCTTGTAGATGATGGGGCGGCGGTGGATGGCAAGCGCGTAGTGCAAGAGGGCGGTATGGCGCTTGTTACCGCTATCGGCAACCCAATCCCCGCCTGGGTGATGTGGCCCAAGAAGTCGCAATGCTCTAACGTCATGTCTACTTTCGACATTTCCGCATCGTCTACTGCCCTTGGCAGCACCCGAATGGAAGTTATCAGCCAGCACCTCGGGCAAGCTGCTGCTGCGCTGACATTGATGATTCTGGACACGTACCCGTCGCTTGATGTGCAGGACACGCTGGGGTCATTCAGCGGCAGCACCTACACCACCGACCCGACCAAAGTTGCACAGTTTAAGCAGAAGCTCGACTACTGGAATCTGTACGACACCAACGGCGGCGCTATTGTTCCTGTAGCAACTTCTAACGCAATCATGAACGCGCCTGTAGGGGTCAACGGGGGCACAGTAACGCCCACGGGCACATGGACTACGGCTAACGGTTCGGGGAATCTCAGCGTGTTTCTGGCTGGCCGCGTTGGCACTGTTGCCGCAAGCACGATGCGCTTTTACCCGAATCTCGACACGACGGGCGTTTACGAGGTCCGCCTCTGCTGGCACGCGTCGTCTGCGAATTCCCGCAACACGGCAACAATCGTTCGAGTTGTGCACGCAGGAGGTACGTACAGCACGACCAAAAACCAAAACGTTGGCACTGTCGCTGCTACGGATTCTGGCGACTGGGGACTTGCTGGTGCCTATGGTACGACAGGCACCTCCGATGACCGGCGCAACGCGCAGATTGCGGCGAGCCAGTTCACTTTCAATTCGGGCGCGCCGTCTGCACATTACGTGGAAATTGAGGTGCCAGCTTCGGGTGGCTCTAGCGTTATTAGCGCCGTTAAGTTCATCAAAATCTCGTAATTCCCATCCCCTGCCGGTGAAGACCGACAAACCCAAGCCGCCCTGAGCAATCACGGCGGCTTTTCTTTTGCCCATCCGACACGGATACATCAACCGCATCTTGTCCCATAAAGTCCGCGCATGCCAACGCCGGAACCAGTCGAAACCAAGCGCACGCAGGAGGTCAACAGGGCCAAACGCGAAGCGCAAGAGGCCGCCTCCG